CGGCCTGATTTCGGCTAATTTTAACCCTGTCAGTTCCCGGAAGTGTTCCAAGGCGCGTAGAAGTGTAAATCCCTGCGCTTCTCGTGATTTTATAAGCACTCATGCCATGAACGGCATAGATGCAATCCAAATCCTCGCAGAAGATAAAGCCGCGCGATACGGCGTCTGAAACCTCCACCAATTCGCTTAAGCCGTGAGCTGGCAGAACCGCAAGCGGCCCCTTCGCATCATTGCCCTGCTGTTCGGCATAGGCGTTCACAAGCGCCGTGGTTCCGAGATAGTTATATTTGCTGGTATTGGTTTGGAACGCGATAGGAAGCGCTGTCATCAGAAGTAATCGACCTCAAGAACTCTGCCAGTTGCAGGTTTCGCCGACATATGGCGCAAGTCCTTTTCAATCAATTTCATGGCTTGTGTTGCCGTCGCAATATCAGTCAAACCAAAGCTTGGCGCGATGGCTAGCCCGATCCGCTGCGATAGAATCGTAAGATACGGCTCAGGAACGGATACTTCTGAACCATTCCAAATCGGCATGTTGAGGATTGAGAGGCGTTGTACTTCCGAACTGCACGTTTCAATCGCCCAATCAAGATCAGAGCTTGCGGGAGTTTCATCCGCCCCCACAAGCCCCAAATCCTTCAAAACACGGGTTGCCAGATCAGACAATGAATAAGTCGCCATTGGTTAACCCATGTTTGCGTGTGTTACGGGACGACATACAGGACAGTAACCGACAGTGTGCCGGTGCCGCCCGCATTTGCCGCCGCCGTCACCGTGCCGGTGATCGTGGTTTCGGCACTGAGAGTAAGCGGGCCGTCTTTCAAGACGCCGTGCAGCGGATAACAAATTCCCGCTACATTGCTCACGTTGCCGGTGGCGAATACGTCACCCGTGATGACTCCGGAATTGAGAAATGCATCCGGGTCCGCCGAGTCTGTGCCGTTCGCGGCATAGCCTACGTCGAACTCGAACGTTTCCGTTCCGGTGTCAATGTCATCACCGCGAAGCCATCCACCGATGATTACAGCGCCCTTGGGGACGCGGCAAAACTCGATAATGTCATTCGCAGACGGGGCCGACGCAAGCTCGTAGGTGCCATGAGCGGCACATACAAGGCCCGCGCCAGTCGGTTTGTAGACAGGAAGGCCAGAGGCCGCCCGATTAGCGGTATAGGTAGCCATTATCAAGCCCTCTTAGTTCGAGGTTGCAAAATAGCCGGTCACAACACCATGATCTTTCAAATCACCAGTGTCGGAACCGGACGCGGTGCCAAACTTCATTTTCTCGATGCCATAAATAGCTTCGATACCGATGCCGCGCTTGTCGCCATAATCGAAGGTTTCCTCGACAGACTTCCAGCGTTTAGCATAGGCCGCACCAAGCGCCTGAGCACCGCACAAGAACGCGGTGCCAATCTCGACGGTTCCGGCATCGCCAAGGTTGGCGAGGTCGGTTGCAAGTTCGTCGTAGATTTCCGGCACTTCCTTGATGATGACGCCATCCCAAAGAAGATCACCGCCCTTGAACAGACGATTATTCTCCATTTCAAGAGCAACTTCACGCTGCGCTTGGGTGATGGTCGTATCGGCCTTGAGGTCGCGGAAACAACGCGGATCGACATACAGAATATAGTAATGCCGCCCGTTCGACTCGGAGCGGATCGGGCGGATTTTGGGATTCGCCGTCACGCGCGCCTTGTACTTCATAGCTGAAACGTCAGCCGCTGTCAGCTTATCGTTCGTCAAGTCCTGCTCAGTCAGACCAGCCGAATGATCGGCACCGGAATAGCCGCTCGCGAAGTAAACACGATCAGCATTGTCGGTAAGCCATGCATCGCGTGCCGTTGCGTCAGCGCTACCGATAGCGGTACCATTGATCGACGCAAGGGCCTTGATGATCAGCTTTTCCGTGTCTTTCAAAGACCAGTCCTTGAGGACCATCTTGCCCGCTTCACGCAAATCAATGGCAGAAAACTGCTCATCAATTTCAGCAATTCGGACCGCGTTACGGCGCTTATCAACCGTCACCTCAAATGAACGGCTGGCCATATCCTCTTCGTTGCCTTCGAGGGTATTGCGGCCAGTGACGGCGCTCTGTGTGAGCTTGTTAACGAGCGCGAAGTTAATCCGGTCGCCCGGCTTCTTCATCAGGTTTTCTTTAACCTGAATGATGTTGAGTTCTGACGTTCCCATTTCAGACGCGAAACGGTTTTCAGTCAGATACTCGGTGAAAAACTGCGAATCCCACTGTTCAACAGTAAGACCGCTGGCAACACGAGTGTCAGCCATGTCCAGATTCCTTTCGGATTGCCGGACACTTCAAGGCATTAAAAAACCCGGCTCTTAGGCCGGGGGTTACCGCTTGAAAATGTCCGCTATTGTTGGAGGCCCGGACCACGCCGGGCCGGAACGATTCCCGACATTGCGAGCACCGGCCAAATTACTTGGCATCACTGGCGCGGGCTGCCGGGGTTGTGTTTCGGACTGTGATTGAATCTCAGAGAGAAGCTCAGCCTTGATCCGCTCGCGCTCCGCGTTAGGGTCAAAGGTTTTTCGATCAAACCATTCTTTCGCCACCGCGTAGGGGTTTGGCGAATTGCTCATCAGCGTATCAAGTGCCGCAATTTCAGGATCGCCGCGATTAGCGCCTTCCCTGACATGGCCCATGAAGTCTGCAAACTTGTCACCGAATACCTTTTCGGCCTGCATCTGCATGAGTTGTGAGCGCACCTGATTTAATTCCGAAACCACGGGGTTGAGCATCTGTGCGCCACGTTGGCGGAATGCAATGTCCGGGTCTTGGAACCAATCTACGGGTTCTTCCTGATTGGTCTGTTGCTGTACAGGTAGGCGCTGCAACAATTCCGCGACTTGACGCTGTAGCGTCTCGTTCGATTTGCGGAAATCTGCAACTTCCTCTGTATAGCGTTTGACCTTTTGCTTCTCGGCATGCAACGCTTCGTGCGGAACCATTTTCTGGCCGCCACTTTCACGTTCATTTCCGGTCTGCTCAGTTTCGGGCGATTCCGTTTCATGCCGCTGATCCGCGACGTTCTCCGTGATTCCCCGTTCCGTAGGTTGCTGAATGGTTTCCTTTGCAGGTTCTTGCGTGGCGTCTCGGCCAGCGAGAATATCGTCAATGCTCTGAGTCACAGTTTATCCTTTAGTGTCTGGATGACAAACGCCCGAAAGTCGGCGGCACTCGATGGATTGAATTGGTCATCGTCCAATACGCCCTTAAACCCGGCGGCGGTATTTCTTAGGCGGGCAAGTATTGCCCCGGCGCTGCGTCCGTCATGTCGCGCGCCTGCATCAAACTCTCACGGGCCTGCATAGCCTCTTCCTGCGCCTGTATCGGCGCAAGGTGAGCTTCTGCCATGGCCTTCTGTGCCTGCGCCTGCTTCAGCAGCGCGCTGGCCTTTGTTTCCTCAACCTTCGCAACAGCGCCCGCCATTTGCAGTTCCTGCGCCTGTCCGGTTTGCGGGTTAGGTTGGTTCATCCGTTCAATCAGCTTATCTTTGTTTTTCAGGTTCGGCGCGGCCTCAATCAGCACATCAATCGGGAATGTGCCCGGCCTTGCCTTTTCAAGCTCGATCAACGCCTGCCATTGTTCCAGCGCTGGCGTGACAGCATCCGGCGTTTCGTCGATGATAATATCACAATCCAGCTCACCGACATTCTGAACATAACCCGCGATCTGTTCAGCCATTTGCGGGTTCTGCATCGCCATCATTTGCAACTGTTCAGGCGGCATGTTCATCACAACCCACTTGATGTTACGCTCATCGTCGGTGACGCGAATCCATTTTTCAGCCGTCCAGAACTGCCGGATGCGATTCCAAATCATGCGGAACACCCGCAGGTCTAAGTCGCGCAAGTGATCCAGAAGTTCCCCAACAGTCAGCATCCCACCTTGCTGACTGGCAATAATGGCCCGGCCAGAGGCCGCCGCTGATCCTTGCGTTTTATCGCCCATCATCGTGGCGTTGGGACCACGCAGATCAATCTCGTTTTTGGATTCCTGCAATAGCTGGAACTGAGCCGTCGCAAGATCAACGTTGCGCTCAATCCGAATGCCGCCCTCGCGCAACGCGCCCGGCGCAACCTCAAGCGCGCCGTCAGGCCTTGCGGCTTCCTTGCGGAACTTCTCAATATCGTCAACCGCGCCGGTTTCATAAATCGTCTGAACCGTGTTGAGCAAATGCAGCGCCTTGGAGCGGCGCTTGTTCACCTCATCCTGTGGAGAAATCATTTCCCGGACGATACCGTATCGGTTATTGTCCCGGTCAACATAGCCGGAAGTCAGAGCAATCCCGCAATCACTCTCTCCACGGTCCGTCTTGTACGGCGACGGGCCTGACTTTAAAATCCCGCCCTTGGTATATTCTGCAAAGAACCATTCGCCAGCGCGCCTGATCCAGATTTGACAAACCCGGATGCGCTTGCGCTTCTTGTCGGCCCAAAGTCGCCACTTAGGCTTATCGTCATAGGTTTCTGAAATGCTGCCGCGCTCGTCCATCGTGGAATCGAGCGCTTCCTTGCTGTCGGGATATTTAGCAATCGCATCGTCGTAGTCCATCCAGATTACGACGCCCAAATAGCCCGCGTCAGAATAATCAGGCTCAGACGAATGAGGGTCCCAGAAAGCCCGGTCCCACGCAACACGGCGCAACACAATTTGCGGCTCGCCGTCATATCCCCGTTCAACGGCTACCTCAAAACCACCGGCACCCTCAACACACAGATTGCGCCAAACACCAGTGCGCTTATGGTCGTAGCGCTGTTCATCGCTGACGTATTTTATCGCCTGACTAGCACCATCAGCATCCTGCTCATGCGCGGGGGTGCGAGGAAAGGCTTTTGGGTCAATACGGCGCTCAATCTCCATTCCAACAAGGAATTCAATCTTGCCCTTGATCCGGTTAGCAATCACGGGAGGTTGCCCGCGTTTTTTAAGGGCCGACTCCTCTGACGCCGTTAACTGCTTGTTGTCAACATAATCGCGGTCGCGCTCCGCAAGCTGGCGGGCATCATAAGTCGCATCTTCGCTTTCCTCGAACATGCGGACAAGATCAGCAACATCAAGCTTGCCGTCATCTGATTGTGGTGCGACCGTTTTATTGTCAATCATTGATCCAGCACAACTTCCTGCCGACAGCAAACAACGGCAACCTCACCGGCTCGCCATCCCATATGATTTTCAGATAAAGCCGCTTCATCACACCGTTTTCCAGTCTGAATTTTTGCCATTGTCCGCGAATACGCGGTCCCAACGGTCTGCAACGGGTTTAATGGTTTGTCGCGATTTGGTCCCAACCACCATTTTGTCGAGCAGTTGCCCAACAAGGCCAAGCGCGTCAACCTGATCGTCGTGCTTTCCCGCTGGAAAGCTTAACATCTCAGACCGCAGCGGCTCCAGCCAAGGAGAACCCTCCAGGATGTAAAGCCCGTTAAGGGCGATGCGACCGCGAATTGACTGCGCTCTAATGGACTTGTCCCCACCGCGAGTCGGGAACTGGTCCCGCGCCACGAAGGCCCTTCGTTCCCGCATTCGCCTCTCCAAGAAAGGCCCGACACCCGATTTGATCTGGCCGGTTTCCTCAGCCCATCCGACCGGCTTCCATTGCAGGACCAAATCGCAAAACGATTCAACCCAAACATCAGACGACGCCTGCTTGCGCCACAGATCGAGCAGATAAAGCCGCCCCTCCGGGTCAAGCCCGACGACGACATGTACCGTATAGTCGCCGCCATCCGCCGTCACCGCGTAATCGGATCCGCCGTAGACCCTCAACGTGGCTTGATCAGGTAGCTTGTGACAGGTCCGCAGCCAATCGGCCTTAAAATAATCGCCCTCTTCCGGAGCCGGACGCTGCTGATAAAGTGCAGACCACGTCCGCGCAGGGGTTCGGCCCTTCAGTTCAGCGAGCTGGCCGCCATAACCATAATCACCATCAGACCAAAGAAACTCACCGGCAGAACGCCCAAGCGGGTCATTTTCCTCGGCCTCAGCCGGGAGGCTCAACACTTCCCAATCCTCGTACTGCAAAGCGCGCCCGGCCAGATCGTCCTCATGCCAGCGCGTTTGAATCAACAACTTCCGCGCCCCCGGAACAAGCCGAGTCGAAAAGTCGTTGACGTACCAATCCCAAATCCTGTCACGGATCAGTTCGCTATCCGCGTCCTGTCTCGACCGGATTGGGTCGTCAATAATCCCAAGTTTTGCGCGAAAGCCAGCAATGCCGGTGCCGACGCCCGCAGCATAGTATTCAGGCCCGCTTGTGAGCGCCCAGCGCCCAGCCGCCTGATTGTCTTGGCTCAGCTCAACACCAAGCGCCAGACCGTGCTCAGTGATCAGATTGCGGACACGGCGGCCCCACTTCTCGGCCAACTCAGTGGTGTGGCTCGCCGCCAGAATGTTCCAAGGCTCATTCGCCAAGACCCACGCCGGAAATAGGATCGACGCATAAGTTGATTTAGCAGAGCCGGGCGGCATGAAAACAGCCAGATTCTTAATCTCGCCACGCGCCAATCGCTCCAATCGCTCAATCAAAAGCCTGTGGTGCCCCGCAGGCTCAAACCCAGCCGCCCTGCACCAATCAGTGAGTGACCGGCGGATCGTCCTGCGTCTCAGCAGTTCGGTCGCCGCGTCCCGACGCGATAATTGCAAGTTCATTGTCACTCAAATCTGCCGCATCGCCGGTGTAATGCGTGGCCTCAATCACCTGCGCGACCTTACCCTCGATGCGGTCAGCAATCATCTGCATGGCCCATGATTCGCCAGCCATCGCATACTCAACAGCCTTTTCGGCCAAAACAGCTAGTTTCTTACGGCCATCACCATCTGTGCGGTTTACCGCAAGGCGCAAAGCGTCCGTAAATGCCTTGTCGCGTGGCCGACCTTTCGGATTGCCGGATTTACCTTTTTGGAATGGCATTGTTATCACTTCTTAATGATTTGCTCATACAGAGCATTTTGTGCTGGCCTCGCCCATTGAGCGGTGCCGAATGCTAACCCCACACTTGGCGGGGAAGACTAGTTGGCGCCCCTGCCTTTCGGCGCGAGCGACGATGCGCCCTCAGGGCATAAACTTGGTGCCGCTCGCCCGGACTCGAACCGGCAACCTCCCGCCTACAATGCGGGTGCTCTACCTTTGAGCTAGAGAGGCTAAATAAATCCCACGGCTTTGTCCCGTCTTTCGTGGCGATCAACCCGCGTAGTTTCGGCTTTGTACCCGTGGGGCGACTGGCCGCCATCGGCAACCAATCATGACCCGGTCGCGTGATGAGAGCTACACATCAGAGGCGTTCCGACGAACCACAGTGATTAACGGCCCCCGGCCCATGATCGCGATTGCTCGCCTGCCGCTAACTTACACGCCATTAGGCGCAATTCCTGATCCTGATCGTTCTTGGCATATCTACGCTCGCATGTCAAGGACTATTTACCTGTCCTAGGTTTTATTCCCCAAAGTTCGGCAAGTTGATCCGCCGCCCGCTGGATGCACTCCGTCGCCGCCGCAACAGCCGCATTCCTGTTATTGTACCCTAATTTGACACCGGCACGCTCTAACGTGTCGTCGGCGCATACCACACACTCCACTACGAACGAGGATTTTAGTCCTATTTCCCGCACCGCCGCCCGATACTGGCCAACATGAAAGGCCTGCGCCTCGGTCTTGGCCAGCCCGGTAAAACCTGAATTTTCCGACGCAAAGACCTTATTCAGGTCAAAATTACCGTAGCTGGGTTCCATCCCGGCGCATCGCCAGTGATGCCGGAACTTCATCAGGGCTTCATATCGCGGCTCGACTTCCCCGCCTCCCCGGCTGAATTTGTCAGCCAGCTTGCCTCGATCCTTCAAGCGCTCCAAGGAACCATCCCGGAACGTGTAAATCTTGGCGCTGCGCTGCGGATCGTTTCCGACCACATAATCACCGCCAGATTTAAGCAGCCGCTCAGGCGTCGGCCCTGTTGATTCTGATAGGCTAATCGTCGGTAGCGTCATCGGACGCTTGTTTGCCTGCTTACGGATTTTCAATCTCGCCATCCCCGCGCCTTTTTCGAGCCACAAATCTGAATCCATCATACATGAAATGATCTGGGCGCGCACCTCTCCCGCTAAACTGGAACTCTGCGAGGCGCGGAAACTTTCGTTGTAAAGCACAGTAAAGCTTCCACCAGTCATCAAAAGGTAAAATAATCTCGACATCGCGAGGGCTGACATGTGCCATATGCATGGCGGCTCCAAGGACGTGCAGACATTCCGGGAAGCTATATATATCTCGATCAGCCATCCATTGCCATCCCGTTCTGTTTCGCGCGTATCTCTGCGATTTCAGATTCAATTTGATTGAATCTACAAATCATCTGGTCACAAATATCAACCAAATTTATAACCACAATTTTTGTGGCGTGATCTGATTTATCCCCGCTTAACGCCTGCGTGCCAGGACACAAACCGCCCGCGTAAATATCATCGCGGACGTCCCCAACCGCGATTTCAATAAATGAATTAGTAGAAACATTCATCGTATTCTGATATTCAAAGATTCCTTCCCGAGCCGAAAGAAAACTCCGCGCCCTCGCAAGCTTTGCGACCAAATCAGTCAAATCTGTCGCAATTTTCTTGACAGATTTTGCGTGGTTAACACCCAATTCGTACTGCAGCCGATCATTAAATTTTCGCGAAAAGAACATATTCAAATCTCCTTTGTTGTTTTACTTGACGGATAGCCACGCCTCTTAAGGCCCCTAAGATGACCATTGTTTCACCGGCCCCAATTGTCCAACAAGACTCTGCATCAATTCACCAACGCGCTTCTGCATTTCCGGGTTATCTGCGACAATTTCAAGTTTTGGCCTCGAAGCCACCGCCCTTTCCGCGTCCGTAATCTGGCGAATTGCGCCGTAAGAGGTCTTTCCGGGATCAAGCCCGCAAGACTCCCATTCAAGTCTCCGGCGCTCCTGTTCCTTCAGGAACGGAATAACCGTGCGCTTCATTTCCTCGTGATGTTCGCATGCGTCCTTGATTTCTTTGATCGTTGGCACAAAATTAGTTTTGGCTGGTAGACCGATAATCGGATCGGTCACATGCTCGACTGTATCAGCCTCAAACGTCGATAGCAACGCCGAAACCGCCACAACGTAAGTTTCAGGGTCCGCCGCGTCGCTCCGACGATAGCAGCCGAACAGGAGCCGCGCGCGCTCCAACGCCAGTTGTGGACTCGATTTTCTTTCGTGCTGAATCGCCATCTTGATCCCCTGTCATGGCCTGTATTTTTTCCAAAAGCCTGTCGCTGGCGCTGACTAGATTTCCTCCGCCTAGTCGCCCCGGCGGGCCTTGCCCCCTCGCCTCGCCAACATGCAGCGGCGCGCGGTTTGATGCCACAAAATCAGCCAGCGGCTTTTCAAGATAGCGGAACGAATCAACCTTGCGGCCCCGCGCCACAACGCCGCGCGTCCCTTCCCGCATTTCGTCCGGCGTCCAGCCCTCAGCTAAGCATTTTTGCACCCAAAGTCCAGCTCCACACCATGCCGGGGGAACAAATTCTGGCTTGTGTCCGCAAAGAACGGCCAAATCATCGGCCAACTCGAACGCCTCAGGGCTTACCAGCGATTGAGCCTTGGCTGGCTCAACAACAATTTCGACCGGCTCGCGCGCTTCCTGTAGCGTAGTATCTTTTGTTTTAGTTGTTTTAGTTGTTTTATAGTTTGCGTCGGTGCTGCGTCGGTGCTGCGTCGGTGCTGCGTCAAAAGGTGCGTCGGTTTCTGCGTCTTTCTGTGAAGCAAAATCCTGATAAGCATCGTAATTGCAGATGGTTATGATAGAATAAGACTGCGTCGTTTCTGCGTCAATCATTGCGTCGGTTTTCAGTCTGTCCAAAAATCGTCTCACTTTCGAGTCTGTCCAACCCCACGCCTTCGCAAGAAAGCGCTGCGAATGACAGACCTGCCCGCGCTGCAATTCAATAACGTGGCCTGCGATGCGCTTCTTGAACGGCCTATAGGCCGCCTCGCTGATAAGCCAGATCCACGCCTCGCGTTGTGTGAAGGGTTCATCGTCAAATGACGTGTGTTCCCAGATACCGCGGTGGACAAAGAATGCGCCACGTTCGGTCATCGCACACCCCTCACCCGGACATGCTCAAATATACGCCTGAGCGCATAGGAGCGGATTATCGAGATTACCGTATAAATCCCGCCAATTGCCGCCGCGTCGCCCAGTCGCGCCGGGTAGCCAAACCACGGGAACACGATCAATTGCGTTGCAATTGCCAGCCAATAGCCGACAAGGATATTGGTTCCTGATTCGATCAGGGACATGAGCCGGGATTGTTTCATGCCGCGCGGACCTTTCGTAGGTGAGACTTGACAACTGTATATCCGGGCCTTGCGCTTGGCGTCGAAAGCGATAAGTCAATTAGGGCGTTCAAATCCCCTTCAATCTTCTCAATCCTTTGCAACATGTCCGAAGGGATTACGTTCCTGCCGGAAATCGCAAGAATTTCGCGTTCCATGGCATTAAAGGCATCCAAATACCTGACTTTCCAATCCAATGCGGATTGACCAGAAAACCCCATTGCCAGCAAGGTGAAGCCGTCGCGAGACAGATTAAAACACCTATTTTTACGGCCCGTCTGATCAATATAATCGCTTGGCTCAAAATTGAGCCGAGCGAATTCATCACTCAAGCCATCTGCAAGACGGTCAATATCCCGTAGCACGTTTTTGTGCGCTTTGCCAAAATGGCTTGAAATATCCCGACTATCACAAAAAATGCGGCCATTTTTCAGACGTACAATCTGCGCCTGTGTTTCAACCACACCATCATCCGGTAGCAGGCCATCCTCTCGCAGAATGCGCCGAATATCGCGCCTTACATTTAGCGGCGCGCGCCAGTCGGAAGGTGTCCACGCGGTGACGAATGACCTTTGTTTACCGTCATTCTGCCAAATGATAGCGACGTGCTTCCCGCGAGGTTCGGTATGGTGAGGGATACCAAGGGCATCCAACTCAGAAGTGGCGGCCTCAATGCATTCGTTGCTGATCATGTCAATATCCTCCCATAGGCGCGGACAATGCACCCGCCGCCATCAACCGGCCCCCAGGACCACGAGCCTGCATCGGCCAGCTTATCATCCTCGATCAAGCCAACGCTTTGCAGCAGGTCAAGAACGACTTTGCCCCGATTGTCACCGTCGCGCGCGACCTTGCGGCGCTTTTCATCAAGAATGATGTGATAGGTGAAATTACCTACAATCGGATTGCCAGCGCTACTCCGTTGTTCCAAGTAGCGCGCCATGGCTTCATCTTTCCACGACTTATATTCCTTGCTGATATAGGTGCGGCCCTTACCGCTTCGCCAGATGCGATTGACGGACGGTGGAAGCGGCAAGTGCAACATCACCATGTCAACCTCAGCTAGCATGAGCATGTCGTTCAGTTTCAAGGGCCATAACCTTGGCCCGGATTTGATCAACATTGTCTTGCAATTTTCCGCCGTCGCTATTTGCTGCCAGCAAAGCCTCTATCTTCTCAACCGCGTGCTTGACTGTGGCGTGGTCGCGGTTGCCAAAATAATTTCCGATGGATTTGAGCGAAAGTAGGGTCATTTTTCGGGCCAAATACATGGCGACTTGGCGCGGAAACACTATCTCGGTTGTTTTTCTCACCGAGACAATATCAATCAAATTGGCCCCGTAGTGGTCGCACGTCGCGGCGGCAATGACTCTGACCATCGGCACCTTAATTTCTTGCACCCGCTCAAATTCGCCGCGCAAGGATTGCAGCTCGCGCAATCCAGTTGTGATATTCTGCCGGAGTTGTGCAATCCTTGTCTCAAGGTCAGATGCGACCTTGAGATATTCATCTAACAACACAGATTCATGATTTTCAGTTGGCACATCATGCGGTGCCACCTCAACATTGAGGGGTGGTTTTGACGGGGATAGCCTGACAAGACGCTGACGGCGATCGGCAGCAAGCGCGATTTGCGTCGGGCTTAATTGAGGGACATACAACATGGTGCTCACCAAAGTTTGAGTTGTTCGCCGTACAGATGCACCATTTGCTCAAGGGCATCACGCTTCTTGCGCTGATCTTCCGTCATGCGCTGGACCTTGACGATTTCAGCAATAGCCTTTTCGTCGTAGCCAAGCGATTTGATTTCGGTCTTGAGGTCTTTCAGGGCCTCATTAGCAACGTCGATTTCATCCTTGACGCGATCATATCGCTGCACAAGGCTTTGCAAGTGCTGGTCCGCGTTGTGTCCCATTTCCACCACGTCACCCATTTTCAATTCTCCATTTTATCGAGTGCTGAATATCCCTTCGGCGGGTCGCCCATGAGCGCCGCCGTCAGGTCACGATATGGCGCGGCACGTCTAGCCGCACGTAACTGCAACGCTTCTGCCGGGGGCGGCTTATGCTGGTAATAAGCACCCCGCGCCCTGCCGCTAAACGGCTTCCCGTGAGCCTTGTGACCAAACTTGGCAACGCGCGATTTAACCCCCTTCACGCCTCTACCGAGCACCTCTGCAATCTCTGCATAGGTTTTCCCGGCTTCATACATCGTCTCGATGGTGAGCAGGTCTTGCGGCGTATAATCCTTACCTGAATTTTTGCTCATGATTTTACCCTGTCTACATATTGACGCTGAATAAGTGCCGGGTCTTTCTGCGAACCGCGTACCCGGCGAAACGGTGGGAGACGCCCCATGAGGGAGGGCATCGCAGCTTCAAAACAAATCAATCATGTGCCACCCTATCGAATAAGTCACATGATGCAGCGACGATCAATAGCATCAGCGGTAACATGCCACCGGCAAAGACAAATGCCACAACAGCCATTCCAATAAGCCCAATGGCTTGAATAGCGATTTCTGTCATGATTTTTCCTCGGTTTTGATGGTAGAAAATCGACAAGCAGGTATTCCGGTAATGTTCTGAAGCCGAACGGCCAAGCCTAAAGATGGCGCGCGCTGTCCGGTTTCGATGCGAGAAAGTGTCGCCTTGTTCACGCCGACTTGCTCAGCAAGAGCCGACAGGGACATTTTGTTTAGTTCTCGAAAGGTTTTCAATTCGTGCATGGGGCCATGTTGTCGCATGGGTAATGGTTTGTCAAGGCCCATTATAAGCAGGGCGGGAAAGAAAAGCCCCAACGCCGCGCAAACGGCATCAGGGCCAAATAGGAATTTTAAGCATGAACTCGAACACCATACTCAAACCAAATTGTTTGAGGCGGGACTTTTTCGGAGCAACTTTTATTTTTATTCGTCCCGTTTTCAGTTGACGGCCCGTTGTTTTTGTGGCAACGTCCGATAATAAGATGATTTTGGGAGACAAGACGATGAACACAACCGACAAACCGGAACAAACTTTCTACCTGATCCAATTGCAGGATGATAAAATTGGCGTCTACACGCCAGAAAGCGAATTGCTTTCAAAGAAAGTTGCATTGCAGCGGCTTATTGAAGGTGAGTGGGATCATTCCCCGCTCGTTCGGGTCATTGAAATCACGGTTGGCGAATTATCCCGTGATGTGACGGAGGATTTCATGCGGGAAATATACGGTCATCTTTTGGAAGATGGCAAAAACTGCCCGGACTGGTTGTTTGACGCGATGTGCAAATGTCTTGACGATGCCGCGCCGGATGAGCTTGCAGATGCCGCCGAGAGCGAGAGTTACTTTTCACCGTCGCGCGAGTGGGGAACGCTCAATAAGCGCCAACAGGGGATTTAAGCATGGAAGGCATTGAACGAACAAAGACTAAAGCTACAGGTGGAATAACCGCTCGCGAACGCGAGCGGTTGGCCGCCCACTCCGACTTGTGGATCAAGCGCGCCATGCGTACAGACCCGATTGAGCCGGACAAAATCATTCCAGCAATTGAAGGCTTATATAAGGCGGCGGGATTGAAAAGGCCGCGTGTCGTGATCGTTCCGTCGCCTCTTGTAATGGCTTTTGCTTACGGCGCTGCGGCGGCGATTTGGTACATTCAAAAGAATAGCGCTGCAACCTACGTTGCAACCTACGCTGCAACCCGCGATGCAACCGACGCTGCAACCCGCGCTGCAACCGACGCTGCAACCTACGATGCAACCGACGCTGCAACCTACGATGCAACCTACGCTGCAACCTACGATGCAACCGACGCTGCAACCCGCGCTGCAACCGACGTTGCAACCTACGATGCAACCGACGCTGCAACCTACGATCCAACCCACGATGC